CAAAGAGGCACCTCGGAAGGCGAAGGGTAGGGAAGAATCGAAGTTACGGGGTAGCGACTGGATTACTTAAGAAATCGCTCACGTATCGCGTAAGGGTACGGGGCGAAGAGATTCGACAAATCACCTTTGGCGTAAAAGGCAAAGCGGACAAATACGGTGCCTTTCTTCATTGGGGCGTTGACGGAACTCGCAAAGACCAGAAGTCGCCTTTCTTTAAATTCAGAAAGCAACCCCCCTCTAAAGTCTTTAAAAAGTGGATTAAGCAAAAAGGCATAAGGCTACGAGATAAACAAGGGAAGTATATCGAACACTCCGAATCGAATATTAATTCAGCGGCGTTCCTTATGGCTCGAAGCGTCAAACGTAAGGGAATCGTCGGTCTTCGGTTTTATGAGAAAGCCTTCGTTTCGGTTCAAGCTCGCTTCGCGAAGAAAGTACCTGACGCGATAGTACAAGACATTCAAGCAAAGTTCAAACTCCAACTAGGGAATATCAAGGTGAAATAATGGCGGTATCATTTGCAAGCACACCAACCGACGCGATAACGGTAGCAGATCAACACCTCATCTATCAGGTATCGGAAAGCACGACCCCTCTATCCGATGAGTTTCGTTTTGTCATTACGGTATATGATGGAACGAGTACAAGCGGAACGCTATTGAATAAATTGTACTTGTCGCCCAACACCAATGAAGACGCATTCTTTAATTTGGCGGAAGTAGTTCGGGGGCTTTGTCAAGTGGACGACCGTATCTATCAAGGGAGCACTGTTCTTCACTCATATACGGCGCGATATTTTACGAGGAGCAACGGCAATATCAGAGCGTTTACGGTAGGGGTAGGGGACTGGGATGGAACGACGGAAACATTAAACGTAGCGGCTGAAAGAATTTACCTCATTGACGGGCACTTCCAAATCTCACAAGGATTCGACCCTTCATTTACTGAATACTATCCATATAACGACGCCAATAAAACTTGGCTGACAGATAGAGTCGAGGAGTCTAATATCATAACCATCAACGCCGCCGAAGAAGATGAGGGGGTCGTAGCGTTCTTGAACAAGAACTCTTTGAACTCGCAGCCCATAAGCTCAACCGTAAAGTTTGAAGTCATAGTCTACGACGCTTCAGGGACTCAACTCTCAACGAATGATATTGACGTAAACACAACGAACGGAGCGCAACTAGTGACAGCTTCAACCCCTATCAATGGCTTCCTTTGTTACTTCGCCATTTACCCATCGAATCTCGACGCGATAGGCGGTTTCTTGACGAGTGAGCCGACTTGGGATTACTACGACGTAATTCCACAAACTTCCATTTTTGACGCTCAATCGGGAAACAAGTTGAGGTTCAAAAAGAACTGTCGCCCCGTCAAACACTCACCCGTTCAGCTCGCTTGGGCTAATACGGTCGGAGGTTGGGATTACCTCCGCTTTGACGGTAAGAAACAAAAGACGGTTACTAGAGAAGAGAAGTCTTATCGAAAGGTAGTCGGTGACTATGACGCATCTTCTTTCTCGTTTACTTCATTCGACCGAGAGACACAACCCTATCACGTAGAAGCTAAAGAGCAATACGTCTTGAACGGTATCCTCACCATTGAAGAGTTGACCCTCTTTCAATATTGCATGAGGTCAAAGAACGTGATGGCACGAATCGACGGTTCTTGGGTTCCTGTCATCGTACAAACCAACTCGATGAGGATAGAGGAGGAGACTACTTCGAAGATATTCCTCACGACGTTTAATGTGGAACTCGCTCAATATATCAGATGCTAAGTCTTAACCTAAACGGGACATATATCGAACTCTACGAAAATGAGCCTGTAAACCTCAAGTATCAGTTCTCGGACTTGCAAGAAATCAACCGTAGCTCTTCGAGTTTCTCGCAGACCTTCCGCGTACCCCTGACCAAGAAGAACCAAGAGTTCTTTGGAGCGGTTAACGAGTTCGGACTCGTGCCTTCATGGAACCCCAAGACGAAGATAGACGCGGAACTTACTTACAACACGATTCCCCTCTTAAAGGGATTCGTACAAGTCAAAGCCTTCTACGTTCAAAAAGGGAGATACGCAGACGTGGAACTTGCGTTCTTTGGTGAAACGGCTAACCTATCGCGTGATATAGGCGACGCTATGTTAAGTGACCTCGACCTTTCGGCGTATGATCACACATTGAACGCTACGAATATATCGGGGAGTTGGGGTTCTCCTGGGAGCTTGTCGAGTGGTGCGATTCGGTACGGTCTACCCGACAAGGGACAGAATTGGTATGCAAACCAAACGGATAATATTTGGAGCACTACCAACCCCCTCGAACACGGCGACTTCACTCCGTACTTTAGGGCTTCGAAGTTGCTTGAAGAAATACTTGATGCGGCGGGATATACATTTGATTCTGATTTCTTTAGCGGGTCAACGGGCTTCGAAGAGATACCCGACCTTTATCTACTTCTCTATAACGGGAATCGTACCGTCTTCGGATATGACGCAACCTCTGGATACGATATACCTCCCCAACAAGAGACTATGACCGTCGGTCTCGCTACCGATTTAACAGGGCTTACTGCTCATCCAAGCTATACAGCGATAACAGCGTGGAGAGAGGCAACTCCATTTTTTGATACGGGCGGAAACTTCAACGATACGGGGACGGGGGGCAGTACCTATACCGCTCCGTTTAGGTCTTTCTATACGTTTCGATTTAATTTATACGGAAGGACTACCGACCCAACTCACGCTTTTTCGATGAGGTTAAGAAATACGACGACCTCAACAACGGAATATCAAATACTAGACGCTTACGCTGGGGCTTTATTTAACGACCAAGTTCATACTTTCACGACGAATCCCATACTCTTAAACAAAGACGATCAAGTTCGGATTGAGTATGTGATGAATGATAGTAGCGATGAGCTCGAATTGGACGGGGATAATACTATTTCTCCTCAGTCGACTTGGTGGCAAGTCATAGAAGTTACTTATCCGACCTCCGGTCAAGACGTATCTCTTGAGGCAAATATGCCCGAGATGAAGCAGATTGATTTCTTGTCGGGGCTTCAGAAGATGTTTAACCTCGTATTCATTCCCGACCGAAACAATCAAAAGCACCTCTATATTGAGCCGTTTGGGTACTATATCTCAGGAGGAGCCAAGAAGGATTGGACAAACAAAATCGACCTATCGAAAGACATCACCATCCAACCGACGACGGACTTACAGTCTCGAAAGTATGATTGGACGCATTCAGAAGGGAAAGACTTTGTTAACGAGCTCGTGTTCAAAAATGCTTCGCGAGTATATGGTCGGTATCGTGTAGATGATCCAGAGAATGATTTCGCTTCGGGTATCAATGAGATTCGTACACCATTCGCGCCTCACGTCGTTTCGTATATACCCGGCACTCAATACGCCGTTCACCGTCTTTTAACTGACACGACAGGCGACGACAAGACCCTTAAAGACCCTCTCCCTCGATTGGCGTTTTGGAACGGCATGGAGTCCGGAACTATTTATTATTATCCCGATTCAAATACGGGGTACACCACGAGCACGACTTACCCGGCGTTCTCTCAGTTCTCCGACCTTGAGGCGACGGTAACGGATGAAGATTTGTCATTTGGGTTCGAACGTCCGTTTCATATAGTAGAAGCGAACCCTGTCAACACCTTGTATTTTAAATACTGGAGACCTTGGGTCAATGAACTGTATTCTCGTGATGCTCGTAAGTTGACCGCCTTCTTTCGGTTGACTCGTGCCGACCTCGCTTCGTTCGAGTTCTCGGATAAGATATACCTCAAGGATACGTATTGGAGAATCCTTTCCATTGACTTCGACGCAACGTCCGAGGGACTTACTAAGGTTGAATTATTAAAAGTCCTCGGAGACATTCGAGATTGTGCGTTCATTCCAAACGGCATAGATAAAGCCGACGGACGCATTCAATTTGAAAACGCTTCAGGGAGTGACGTTTACCAAGTCTCTCGTCAGTGTTGCGAGCGGTATGGATACGTTTACAACAATACCACTTCATATTGTTACCAACCATTCGAGCAATGAGGAATATAGACAATCACCGTTATATAGGAGAAGCGATTCAACTCTTAC